GCATTGCTACTACTATCGGCCCAGAGAATAATGCGTAGTTTGAATTAATAGTAGTATACGAATCGTTATAAGGTATACCTGCAACCGCACCTAAGTAATCTGACATAACAGGATTATTAAATGGTCCCGATCCTGTACCTGTCAATGCCCTTAATGTACTCGCAGTTCCAGAATTTAATACTGGTGTATTTGCTGTTGTTGTAGTATGTGCTAGTGTTGGCACTGATACCGATGCTAGATATTTAGAAATATTTTTCCAGGAATTAAAACTTTGTTTATTTAATCGACTATTTAGATAACTACTAAAATCAGAAAATGTATTTACATTGTAACGATGCAATTGACTAGCAACTGTTGAACTAATTACCTTTTTAAAGTCAAGATAATCTGCTAAAGTTACTAGGCTATTATTTGTTTGTACAAAACCTGTTGCCGAGACGATTGCTGCCAAATCACTTCCTGTGATAGTAGCGTAAATAGCCATAATAGCCGCGGGATTATTTCCGGTTGGAGTTATCGATTCGCTAGTAGATTGAATTATCGGTAAATCAACCTGCCCAATAATAGATAAATGTGTTGCTATGCCCGGTGCTGGATATGTAATAGTTCCTGTTAGCGGGGGCTGTGTAATATCTGCAGGATTTAATCCAGTGGCCTGTAGTTTAGCAGTTAAGTCGCCGTAATTACCAAGTCCTTGGTTTAATAAATTTTGTCCAAACACATAAGGATCTGCAAACAAACTAATATTGCTAGCATCATACATTGTTCCCCATCCTGCAACAATTGATCCTAGTAAATTTGCTTCGCTACCTATGCCGCCTGTTAATAAATCAGTAATTCCTGTATAGCCAATGCCGCATTGTCCATACGTCTTTCCATCTAACATACTCAATGAGCCAACAATATCTATTGCTCCTGCGGCACTACCATAACAGCTAATAAATCCACTAGCAAAACCAGAGAGACCATTACTAAATGGATAGTTTGCTTGGCTTCTAATAGTACCACTAGTACTAGCTAACGAATTGCCATAACGAACTATTGAGGAAGTGCATGTCGGGGTGACATTTGATGGGTATATATCTAATAGAAATTGCCCGTGTAATGCTGTACTACCAATGTTGCTTAATACTGGAATAATAACATTAGCAACATTGCCGTCTGTTTGTGCGTTGACAAATACATTACTTAATAATGTAATTGGTGCATGACTTTGATATGTTGTGATTGCAGAAATAAGAGCAGGATTGGCACTTAATCCATGTCCATTTACAATCGTTGCTGTTGCATTTAAACTTGCGGCTGAGGCCATTATATACCTGCCGCAGTAGTACGTTCAGCACGTGGAACTTGTATCCAATGCCCACAACTGCATAAACTTCCCAATGGTCCTGCTACTGCCATTGGTTTACCTTCAACTATAACTGTAGCAGACCCTTCAACAATAACAGCTTTACCGCACTCGGGATTAAAACCTGGTAATCTAGGATTATCAAAATTACCGTGTGGGCTTACAGGGTCGCCAACTTTAGCAACAGGAATTCCTTCGCAAATAACTTTACTAGGAGTAGCCATAACAAATCCCTGACCGTGCGGTGCTAGACGATTATATCCTTCAACGCCGTTTCCGGGTGTTATGTCAGTGCCGGAGGCTACTGTTGCTACAAATTGCGGTTTCCCTGCCATTTTTAAGTGATTATTCCGCCTTTAGAGGCTGGCTGAATACCAGTTGTAGTGCGGATATAGTGATTTTCAATATCTTTAATTACCGGAGCAGTCATAATAACATGACTTTTATTCAGCGTTATATTATTATTTATATCCGCAGAAATCAGGCTTTGCATGAGGCCAATGCCTTGCTGGCTAGGAATCACTGTGCATGGTTTATTAAGAATATAGCTATCTGCTGTTTCTTCGTAAATTTTAGCCACAACTTCTTCGCCTACTAATTTGAAGCATACAATGTCACCAGTTTGGTAACCTTTATTGATTAACATAATTTTCCTTTATTTTTTTGCACCGGGTAATAGGTGCGGTAGTTGTACATCAGGTAATGCCGAAATGTCTATAGCAAGTATAGCTTCTGCCCCGCTTGCTATAAATTCATAATTGTCAAATAATTTAGGCCATTTAGGATCTGTAGGGTCCGGCAAATTGCAAAAACATCCATTCCACCTTGGGTCTACATTTGCATGATCGTATTCGTCCCGGTGGGAATCAACAAAAAAATGCTCGTAATGCCTGCCAGCCGTTGTAATGTGTTGTTCTACATCAAAATTTTGATTATCGGTTTCTCTGTAGAATAACTGTAACATTTCACAATGTGGACCAAAAATCCTCGCCTTGTTTCTTTAGGCCCTGGAATCCACCCTCTACTAATAATTTACCATCTTTATAGATCTGCGGAACAGTTCTATGCCCTTCTGCTAATACAAATTCACGTGCATCTGGCACTTCGTCAATTTTTACTTCTTCAAAGCTAACACCTTTTAATTGTAATAGGCTTTTTGCTTGAACGCAAAAAGGGCAGTTATTCTTTGAGTATACCGTTATCATAAACTAAATCCTTTAAATGTGTTGTTATCAACATCTTGTTTTGTACCGCCAATTACGTACTGCGTAATTTCAGTTTCTTGTGGTGCTACTTGTACTTCTGATCCCGCGATCCATTTAGCTGTCCACGGCAGTGGATTTGATCCTGGCTTAATACCGCAATCTAATCCTACTGCTGTCATGCGCTTACAAGTTAACCAGTCAACATACTGTGCTAGTAATACTTGATTTAAACCAATCATTGAGCCATCTTTAAACAAATACTTGGCCCATTCTTTTTCTTGCTCTGCGGCTTGTAAGAACATGATTTCACATTCGGCTTTTGTTTCTTCTTTAATCTTAGCAAAGTCCGGGTCGTCGATAGGAAGAATTTTAATTAAACTTTGTGTAAATGCCAAATGTAAATTTTCGTCACGTGCAATTAATTTAATAATTTTAGCATTGCCTTCCATCTTTTTAAGTTCAGCAAATGCCCAGGAGCAAGCAAACGACACATAGAAACGAATGCCTTCTAGTGCGTTTACAGAGTTAATTGCTAACCATAGTTTCTTTTTAAGATCGTATAAGTCGACAACAATTTCTTTACCATTAACTGTATGTGTACCTACGCCTAGTACACGATACCACTGGCTTGCTTCAATGCAATCATCGTAATACTTAGAAATATCTTTTGCACAGTTAACAATTTCTTCAATATCTGTTAACTCATCAAAGATCCTGCTAGGATCATGATAAACATTGCGAATAATATGAGTGTAGCTACGACTGTGAATAGTTTCGTTAAAGGCCCAGGTTTCAATCCAAGTCTCCAATTCAGGAATAGATACCAATGGAAGAAAAGCGAGATTAGGACTACGGCCTTGAACGCTGTCCAAAAGGATTTGTCGTTTAAGATTGCTAGTAAAAATGTGTTGTTCAAAATCAGTCAGGTCCTTAAAGTCTTTAGCGTCACGTAGAACATCAACTTCTTCTGGGCGCCAAAAGAAGCCTAACTGTTTGTCTGTTAATTTATCAAACTGTTTATACTTTAATGTTTCATAACGCTGTAGTGTTACTGTGCCACTTGGGTCTAAAAAAGCCAAAGCCTGTGTATGATCAGTTTTATTGTTTATATTAAATACGCTCATTGTTCTTTTCCTTTATATAATCATACAACTCATTTGCTATTAATTCATGCGCTTGTACAGTTGGATGGGCTGTAGCTCGATCCAACATACCGGCACTTTGTAATTTCTTTACTGCCTGGTTATTATATTGCTTGTTGGCTGGCTTTAATAAATTAAGCCAAGGCACACTACTGTTAGTAAAGGGAATGTTATTCTTTGTACACAAAAAACTTAACATATCGTTATTGTTTTCGGTACTATGATAAAACTCGGGTACTACAGAAATATTTAAATCACTGTTATTATAACTTTGGAATGCATTAAAGAACAAATGGTTAATGCCCATATTCTTTAAGTAGCCATTTAACGCTATAATATGTGTACCTAACTTTTTTAATTCCGTTTCTTTATCCCAGTGATGAGAGAAATAATATTTAACTTCTTTACTTAACTCATCTACTTTGAATTTTTTGCCAACCATACAAGATTCTGTTTGGCCAGTTGCGTGGCTGTACATTTGCCAACGATAGATGCTGGTTAATCCCCATAAGACAAATATTTCGGAATACTGATCATGGTTATTGTTGATGAATGTAATTACGTTTGAAAATTGTTCATCATTATTAGAACCATGCCGCGCAACAAAATGTATTTTGTCTAGACCTAAACGACGTTGTACAATACCAGCAAAACTATGTTGTTCAACAAACACAGAATCCTCAACATGATCAAAGTCAAATGTTGGTGCCACAGGGTTGGTGTCGATAGCTCTACCGGCTACCCAACTGCAACCTGCGGCGATTAACAGACTAGGTTTCATATTAAATTACGCAACTATCGCAATCTGCATCATCTGCTACTGATTCTACAGGTTCACTCTTTCCAGCGTTTAATTTATCGATGTCAATTTCACCTTGACCATCATTGGTATTAAAATAATACAACTGCTTAGTACCATACTTGTAGCACATAATTAAATGTTGCAACATAGTGCTCATTGGAATCTTTTCATCTTCGTAGAAGTGCGGATTATAAGAAGTATTAATACTAATACCTTGGTCAATGTATTTTTGCAATACAGCACAAAGTTTTAAGTAACCTTCCGGCGACTTTTGATCCCATAGTAGTTCGTATTTGTTTTTTAGGCGGCGGAACTCGGGTACTACCTGACGTAGTTGTCCGTGCTTACTGCCTTTAATACTTACATAACTGCGTGGGGGCTCAATGCCGTTTGTAGCATTTGAAATTTGCGCCGACGTTTCTGCAGGCATTAGAGCCATTAGGGTAGCGTTACGCTGACCAGTGGTTTTAATTTGTTCACGCAATTCTGCCCAAGGCATACGTTCTTGGTGTGGTACAAGTTCGTCAACTTCTTTCTTATACGTATCAATAGGTAAACGGCCATCTGCTGACTTAAGGTCCTTCCAACGTAAGCAAGGTCCTTGTTCAACGGCGAGGTCAGCTGAAGCTTTTAATAGATAGTATGACCAAGCTTCTGCGTACTCATCTACTAATGCTAATGCTTTTGGATCTGAATAACTAACATCATTCTTTGCTAAGAAATAAGCAAAATTGATAATACCCACGCCCAGTGGTCTAAATTCTTGTGTTGCTAATTCGGCTGCTCTT